TACTAATCCAAATGTCTTTTGAATTAGACTTTTCGTACCGTTGCTAAAAATTTTGTTGCTATTCATAAGTTCACCTACCAGTAATATGCTCTAACAGGAAACACTGATTCTGCCGCGGCAGGCAATATTGTTATTGCTTGCCAAATAATTCCATCGTCTGATGTAAGCAGTGTATCGGTTTCGGTTTCGTTGAGTTGGGTAATAGCAAACTTATTATTAACATAGGTAATATCTAGATTATTTATGACTGACAAATCTAATGTCTCTAATATCGGTTTCATATTAGTTTCTTGTGCAGTCCATGTTTTACCATCTTCTGTAGATATTAGCCAAATAGTATTTGATGTAATAGCAGCGTAATCTGGTGGTATCGACCGTTGACAAGCTAGCGCATACAATTTATTATTTGCAATGATTGGCACACCCAAGAAAAGTTCTTTCCCATTGTTATCAATTATCATGTTTTCTACCCAATTCACACCATTGGATGAAATGTACAAACTATGCTCTGCATTGACACCCAAATCAACCAACACGTAAACACCAGCAAACAAAGTTGCATACGGATTAAAGAAAGATTTAGAAACCGCGTTTGTGATCCATGAATTATTAAGAGTTAACGAACCAGCAGCGCCTAGCACAGTCGCGACCCCTGATTTAATGATAGTTGACGCAATATTTTCAAACGTCGTGCCGCCACCATAAACTTCAATCACTGGGGTGTCTAAGTATCCTGCTCCCGGATCAGTAAGGGTGATTCCTGATATTTCGTAAAACCCAGTGCTTGGGTTGAGTGCGCCTTCAATAGATGCTCGAGATGTGTCTGTCGAAGCACCGAATATTTGAGCATATGGCTTACTAGTGTATCCCAGCCCTACGTCAGTTAGCGCCACCGAGGCTAACTTAGCACCAACCAATGTTCCAGTGACGTGGGCGGCTGCCCCTGAGCCGTCGCCAGTAAACACTATAAATGGTGGCTTTTGATAACCATCCCCAGCATTGACCATTGTGACACCTGTCACTGAACCTGTTGCCGCCGAGACATAATTTCCTAAAATAACTGCGTTAGCCTGTATCCCTAAGGGATCTGTTGGTGCGCTGATGACAACTTCTGGTGGAAGAGTGTAATTGCTGCCGAGCGAGGTCAAGGTGATTTCTATTGATCCAAACGACTCTGGCACTGCCACTACTGTTAACGATGCAGTTGCTTGAATACCGCCAGAAACTTCTGGTGCAGCAATAGATACAGTTGGTACAGTATCATACAGATTATCAGGTACAGTCAAAGTTATGTCATCCACTGGAATGCCAGTTAGCGGCACAGCTCTTTCTGTTATCAGCTCAGCACGAGCGCCAGTTCCACCGCCCCCCGCAATATTGACAGTAAAGTTATCTAGACACGTATAACCGCTTACTCCGCTGCTATTAAATCCTAAGTTCGCCGCTGACAACGCAGTTGATGCATCAACAAACTCACCAACAATCTCTATTTCTAAGTTTTTTCCAGAATCAACGTAATACGATCCAGACCCATTATCTGAATAATAATACCCCGGTGTAATGACAATTTCAGGTATAGAGGTGTAGTTGACCCCAGGGCTTACTAATGTTGCTCCAGTAATTTTTATGCCTGCGGTGTCATACAATGTATTCTTTTGAACACCGCTACCTTCGACACCAAGCAAATAAGTAAGGATGCTACTTTGTGTAGTTGCAGAATAATACTCTAAGTTATCTGAACTTATTGCAATAGACTTATCACCAATGGCAATAGCTTTTCCAAATATATCCGCACTTCTATAATGCTCAGTATCAGTAGTGCCTGGACTTATTTCATAAAGCCCCAAATAGTTTTTAATAAATGGTCTAGGTAATTTTCCAATTTGACCAGGAGATCCAACTATGACGATAGACCCATCTTCATTTGATGCAATAGTAGACCCATACTGCTCACTTAGTGACAACGGAATTGGTTTATTGTCGACTCCTAGCTCATTTAAGTCTGAAGAATATTTCCACGGGCTTGTTTTGTTGTACACTGCCCATCCGTTGATTGTATTTTTGTCAGCCCATACTTTGTCACCATCTTTCCAACTAAACTTCGGAGTAAGATTAGCTACTTCAATCAACTCGTCAACACGCATGCTTGACAGATTAAACAGAGTTCCATATCCTTCCATATTTGGCGTTGAAATCATTGTTGCTTCAAGGCTTGAAGAAATCGTAGCATACACAGTATGCATACTAGTGATGCGATATACACGGTAAAAGTTATCAACATCAGCGGAGAAGTTTTTAATAACAAATACTTCACCAACCGATAGCTTGTGCGGTAGATCTGTTGTAAACTCAGCAATTCCATCTAAGTTATAGTCAGCATTGGTAATATGTATTTGAGATTCAGACACGCGCAAAACATCCCAATCCCCGTCTAAGTTTTTAGCTACCCAAATCTTGAATCCACTGTATACTTTTGAGGCTAAGTCGCCAATGAAGGCTGGGTTTGACAAATCAAAAATTGTAGCATCTATGTCATCTAAATGAACATACCCTGCTGACGGGAAATCGTTTTCTGAGTTTACCGAATCATCTCTATCATTTAGGAAGTTTGGTCTGAAAGTTAGCGGCTTTTTATACAATGTGTTATAGTACATTGTCACAGAGTTTTCAGATTGCAACTCATCACCTGGATTCTGCAAGTTAAATGCTACTGGATCTTGTTTAAACAATGCTTCGCCTAGCTGCACTTCTAGGAACTGGTTGCTTTCAAGAGCACCATACTCTCCAACACGGAATGCCCATTCTTCAGTTACCGCAATTTTACCAGTGATATGATTTATTGACAAATCGCCCAAAGCAGAAATAGCAGCATGTGTGCCTTTGTCTTTAATAAATCCTTGATAGAATTTGGATTGAGATGTTGGGGAAATACCCAAATCTATTAGGTAGCTTCTAGATTGATTTCCTATTAGGCCATCACTTAGTGAATTTAAGTTGTTATCTTGAACCTGCCCATCAATGTCATACATGTTTTCAAATCTACCAGCACCATATGCCAGATTTGGAATAATTCCAGATTTGAAAAAAGTAGAATCCACCTGCTTCCATTTTGTAAAGTCAAAGTTATCGCTGGCAAGAATCTTAGCCAAGGCCGTATAAATGTTTCCTTTGTATTGAACAATCTCGCCCTTGTTGTAATCTCTAAATACTTCCCAGCCAGCTATATCTGCATTGGTATGCATAAATCCTGGAAGGCTTAGTTGCCCTGTCCAGTTATCTGTCTTATTGCCAATGAGTTTTAGCCTATATTGTCGATTTCCCAATGCAGGTGCATAGATAATATCTTTAAACTCAGTTTGATTGTCAAATATCAGCACATGCTCATACTGAACTAATGCTAACGACACTAGGCCAATGGTTCGATCCGCAGGAGTAGTTATTGAAAACACCCCGTCATTGCGCACAATAGAACTTTGTTTAGGCGGGATAAAGTTAAATCCAACGTCAAGTATCTTAGATCCTAATCTAGAGTTTTCAATCTTATCTACTACTGCAGCCGGGTGTATTACCGTAAACTCATTCAATAATGGTGATAGCACCAGTAAACTACCATTTCCCCATCCTTGCTGCGCCCAAGTTAAAAATTCCTTGACCGATAACTCCCAATTTCGTTCTTCACCGAGTGATTGATCAAATGTTTTAAACTGGAGTCCAAGTGATATCAAATATCTACCATAACTCACAATGAAGTCAACAACTTGTTGTGTATTTCTAAATTCTTGTCCATAAGGAATATCTACTACTGCATCTTCCCATCCCTCATAAATTGTGCCAGCTAAATTTAAAACTGTTACTGTATGTTTAGCCGATGCGGTATTACTTGGTATAATCTTGAATATTGGGTTAGATACATTATACCCCGAAACAGTAAACCCAGCCGGAGTAGAGGTTATAACTAACGCACTATAGTTAATGACTGATACTGGTGACGATTTATGTAGATATACCTTGTAGTTTTCATCAGGTATTACTACTGAATTATTAGCACTGTTTGGATTACTTTGCTCAGCATAAATTTTCAAATAGTTTTTATCAGTGAATCCTGCTACCTTATAGCCAAGATTGATTGACACTCTGTCTACATATTTGTGAAGTAGCGTACTAGGATTAACACCACGACTAGTAGCATAATCAACAATCCAGTTAGTATATCCTGCATTGCGCATTATTGTGTCGTCAATGTTTTCACCGTTGAAAACAAAATCCAATGGTGTTATTTTTTGTTTTGTATCTTCAATGAAAAACTGATTAGTTGCTGGGTGGCGGCGATATTTTTGTATGCTGGCCAAACTTCCAAAATATACACTAGGACGCATTAACGCAATCGCTTGCTGCACTGCGAAAGGATAGTCACTACTTCTTCTCCAAGCAGATTCAATCGGTCCAACATCACCCATGTTAAATGGAGCTTTTGCAGTGCCAGTGTCAGGCACATGTGTCAAAAACGATACTGGTGAGCGTAGTTCCCCAGAATCAGTGACTGGAATAATGTTAGTGACGCCGGGTCTTGCATACAGTTTGTTAATGCCTGCGCGTGGGCCTTCACGAATCAACCCTTGCTCTAGATCTCCCCATAGCACCAAGTTGCCGCCAGTGTAAGGGGCTACTCCGTAATATGTTTCCCACCATTCAGGTTTTTCTGAGAACCCAAGTGATTCCCATGGCCTAGTGTGCGGGGCGTCAGTGCCATACAAGAACAAAAATATACCTCTCCAATATCCCGGTAATACAGTATTGTTTAGTCTAAGATCAGCATTGAAAATACGGTTGCTAGAGTAGTTCCAAGTGAAAAAGTTTTTTTCATCAAACCAGTCATTTGTAGTTATAGCGACACGGTTTGACCCCAACCATTGAGTATAACTACTGCTAATAATATTGTCAAATTCTGATTTGATATATCCAGTATTCCTGAATCGCTCTGGCACAATGCTGTTAATGTCAAATACTAACGGGTCATATGTTGCTTTAATGTTGTTGTATATTCTTTTCTCTAATTCAAGCAGTAACTCGTCGCGAACATCTCCAAATGCCGGAGTTATGCTGCCATCATGCCCACGAATTACTTGTATAGGGGTAAGGTAGGTGTCGTCAATAAATATCTCTGGAGTAAACTTGGGGTATAGCCCTAGTTTTGTTGGAGTTTCTGGGACATAGCAACCATCAGTATTAGCATAAATTACAATGTTAATAACATCATCGTATTCAAGCAAGTGTTTAAACACAATAGACGGCCTAGTTTTGCTAAACTCATAGTCATGATTTTTAATCAGCTGAATCCCGTTTACATATACTAATATTGCTTGATTACTGAGTTTTGTGTCATCAAATATCGTCGGAATTTCGTATTCCAAGATTTCAGTTGCTAACACTGTGTACTCGATAACTTTCTTATTTTGGTCATATGGCACCATGTCAGAGTAGTACCATGGCATTTGAATATTGTTAACTGCATTTATTTTGAGCATAATAGCGTCAACAGTTGCAGGTACATTACCGCGATTTGCTGCAATTTCTCCAGCATTTTCAAGGAACTTATATTTAAACTTTGAATATTCAAACTGTGCAGCACGTATACTATCCATGAAACTTACTTCATCATTCAATAAGAATAATGAACTGTAAATCATCGGAGAACTATGCTGCAAAATATTCCCACCACGAGATTTAATGTCTAGATCTCGCAGGTTATTGCTTGCCAATGGAACACCAACTAGTTCAGGGGACTTCTCTGCTATTTTTAAGACATGCTTACGCATTTGTCCCAACGTAATATGCGAAAAAGATTCATTCAGTGCATTTAGCTCCAAATTCTCTGGTATTTCGTAATATCCAATATTAGATGATGTAGTAGAGTAGATTAAAAAATCTACCCTGTCATCTTTTACGATAGGGTATTTTACATACAATGTCAGCACTGCTGGAACACCACTAGAAACATCCCCTACTTTAACGATCTCATATTGTGTATTGTTTTCTGAATCGCGTTCTTGTATCAACGTACCATTAATATACAAAAATACTGAAGGCATATTGGTAAGGTTAGTTGGAGTTATATCTATCTCATAATATGATGTAACTCCGTCGCAAATATTAGAAAACAGCTGATATTGTTTTGTATTTTGATCTTCAGTTACCCAAACATTTTTCTTATTAAGCTGAAATCTTGAAGCGATAACTGGTACAAATCCAGTATTCAGTTTGATTGAAGTTGTGGTAATGCCAGACAAGTAGTTGAATGAATCTGCGTCAACATTGTTTGTAAACAAGATGTCACCAGTATTAGCAATGCTGCGATATGCTATTGGGAACCCCAACACCGAGTCCGTAACCCCACTACCTAAGGTATAAGAAAATATTGGCGAGCCCGCAAACTCAGTGTTTGCATACACAGTTTGATCGGAAAAACTAACCAGATTTTCATCCACAACATCAAACAGTGGCATGGTGTTGATATTTGTTTTTTGCTGCGCATGTGTCCAAGTGTTGCCGTTGAACCAAAAACTGTGGCCAAGCGTAATACCAATCGTTGGACTCATGACGCCGTCTAAGGATATGTCAGATATAGTTTTAAAATTCGAGGCTCCCACTGCAGTAATATCTATCTGCCGGTTATTGTGATTATAAGTAGCTTCATATGGGGTGGTGCTTAGTAAAGGTATCAATGGCAGTGTTATTCCCATTCTTGGGGTAACTACATCATACGGCGAAATATCACCCACTTTTACTAAGTGTACTCTTACTTCATCGTTAACCGAAACTATCCTTACTTTATAAATCCTATTTCTTACGGTCGGATCTTTATCATTGGCAAAAATGACGGTCATCCCATCAGAAAACTTTAGATCAGTGAAATATGTTGAGATGGTGCCTTCAATATATACCAACGCATCAGTAATGGAAAAATCAACAACATCAATGGCATGCCCACCAATCCTACCGTTGTTAAACAACTGTAAATCTGGGTCAAACTCGATAATAGGTCTAGTAGCTCTGAGTGCTTGATTATAGTCAGGGTCAACATTGTTAAATATAGCAGATTGCAAAATAATATCTTGGTGGAACCATCTATTACTTCTTGACCACGCATTAGCATCAACTGACGACCTGTTGATAGTAATATAGTCTGGATTCGTCGGTCCGTTTAAAATTTGATCAAAGTTGTCAATACTATAACCATAAATATCAAACGGAATAGTTGTAATACCTTTAAAATCCAACTCCGGAGTTTGCATCAAATCAGTTTTGACTAATCTAATAGATTTTCCAACTCCTTCAACATAATAAAAATTGTTAATATAACTTGCTGGTGTCACCGCAGCGTTAAATTTAATTTTCATTCCGTTGGACAGTGTCAGCGTCTTTTCCCCAACTTTTATTGAGTACTGTTTTTTACCAATAATATCGGTCACATCAATTATAGATGAAGTATCATTTACTAGTTTTATTTGCCCGTAAAACCGTTGATCAGTTCCGTCATTGAAAAATAACAAATCTTTTTCAGCAGTTAGAGCTGGAACTAATTCAATAGTAGACAAATCCTTGCGATAAAAATCTCTGCCTGCGTTTTCATTACCGGTAGTGATGTGTATTTTGTTTGAAACTGGAAATGTTGCATTCCAATCGATGTTAACAATATAATCGCCGTCATCAGTAGGTTCAAGATTTATTTGCCATATATCAAATTGTTTTGATTGTGGTATATCTTGTCCTTCATCATATTTTTCTACTCCGTAGTCAGCACGATTATATACTCCAGCATCATTCCAAGTTGTTGGCTCTATTAGATTTTGAAGGAATATAATTCGTGGAGTATTTTGTAATAGGGAGGCGTCAGTTATACCGTCAATGCCCCCAAATTTCGCAACTATGTTGCTCCACAGTTGTGAATCAATCTGATCATAAGTTAGGTTAGTAGCCAACGATCTGTCAGATTCTGACAGCGGGAGTGTAGGCATACGCTTGAAAAAGTCTTGAGCGTCTGCTTGAGGAACAGTGAAGGTGACAACACCGTTGTCAGCACCATTACGATCTACCCCCAACACGTCACGGGTTGAAATATTTCTTTGGTATCGTTGCTTTCCAGCTAGTCCTGGCTCAGTTTGAATCCAAAAATTTGACCCAGGTTGGTTAAGTTGAAATGTATAGGTGCCACCGCGAGCAAGAGTAATAGTTGGATTTTCAACACTACCAAATCCAGATATTTGATACGCGCCAAGTCTGTCATTACGAGTAACTACAAAGTCATCAAATAAGTTTACTGCGCCTGTGTATATTTCTATTGCGGCAGGCCCTTCAGGTATCCAGTAATACTGGTTAAAGTTTATCAGTTTGTCAAAATCTATCATCCCATCATATGAGTATGCTTCATTTTCAAACAACCTAGAGTGATTTGAAATATTACCGCCATAGTAATAGATTTTGTTTAGTAAATCAGTGTAACTAGCAAAAAACTTGACATTTTTAATCTCGTCTGTTACTACAACGGACGGTTCAAGCTGATACTGGGTTCTGTTGCGAGAATTCTCAGGCAAGTAGTTGTCAGTTTTGTTAAAGGTCGGTGCAAACTTTCTACCTATATATCCATTCAGTTTCTTAAACTGCGGCTCAGTGACTAACTGATCAAGAGTAGCATTCAAAAATTTCTGATTTGCTGGGGTCTTAAAGACGTCTGGTAAAAAGTTGATTGTTCTTGTTGTCATTGGTTTACAGTGTAGTAATGTATTTACCCTGCTACGTTCGCGTTAAGAGTTGCTGCAGTGATTGCGCTGATAATCTCAACGTTAGCGACTGTAGCAGAGCTAGTTAAGATCTCGTTAGCTTCAGCATTGATCTGATACAGGTTACCAAAAAGTGATTTTGCATCAACAGGCACGATAATAATAGATGAGGCGGCTGGACTTAATGTCGAGTGAAGATACGCACTTAGCTCACTAAAGTAGAACGACTCTCCAAAATCCCAATTTGCTGTATCAAAGTAGCTGTTCACTGCTGCTATCACACGCGATTTAATTTCATTATCACTTATGTTTACTGACGCGTTTTTAACTACTTTAAATGTCGCTTGTAACGACAACTCGGCAGTGGGTCCAAATAAGGGCTTAAACTTTGCAGAGCTTAACACTATTGTATCGCTTATTGCCTTTAATTTTTGTAAGCCAGTGTATTCTAACGATAGCTCCTCAGTAGTTGGGGGCAATGGCTCTTCAATTTTTCCAGTCGTATCTTTAATCCAAAGATTATACGCTTCCGCATACTCCTTAGTTAACACATAAATATCAATGATATTATTTGGGCTTGGATCTATTCTATTATTTCCAGGGCTGTTATGCGTATATTGGAAATACAGGTTGTCTCTACCGTTCTTAGCCACGTAATCAGTAGATCTTACCAATGAGTAAGCGCCTTGAAGATTCATTAACACATAAAATTCTGGTGTGGTTGATTGAATATAAAATACTTGCCCCTCGCTGTATTGAGAAATAGGTATCTCTAAAACACTAGTATATAATGTATCAACTAAAGAAGAGTCGAATGACTCCCATTGAATAAAACTATCATAACTAATAATTTTCTTGAAAAATACAATATTGCTGCTGTCTACTAAACTTTTGTAAATGTATGGATCATCAGGAATTCCATCAGCATTGGTATCAGTAAAAGTCAGGGTTACTTTATTTTGATTTACATACCCATCTGCCTCTGTAATATTAGACAGTATGTTCATGCGGTAATCCAACCCCATTGGCAACGAAGTCAGTGGTTGTGCATTTACTTTTAAAAACTTAATATTGTCTTGAATAACAGTATTAGTTTTGCTGTCATATACTTTGACTTTATTGTCGTAATAAAACTTCGTTTCCTTCTTGCTTTCAAATATATATGATAGTCCGCGCCAGTATACCGAATACCCTACGTTAGCAACGTTTTCAAATCTAATAATCCAGTTGTTGTCATATACATTGCCAATGGTTAACTCCCAAATACTCTGCTCCGCATTATAGTTCAGATAAAAGTTAGATTTCACAGCAACAGCAGTAACCATTTCTTGAATAGTCAATGTAGTTAATGTGTTGCTATATCTTGGTATAATGGAATGAACAGCCGCACCCGTCGGAACTTTGATACTTAATGTCACTGGCCCTTGGCCATTTAACATAGTACCAATACCACCATTGGTGCCGTCACCAAGCACAGCAACTACTGAAGCATATATGTATAACTTGTCTCCATCAAATCTTGGGGAACCCCGAAGGATTACGTTTTGCGCATTAAAGTATTTTCCTGTTCCAGCAGTGAATTTAATCAATGCCCCGACTTTAATATGTGACCCAGCAGTGCTGGTAATATTTCCAAGTTGAAGTATTTGCCCAGTCAACATATTTTTAAAATACCCAGTGCTACCGCCAATATTTAATGAACTCATTACCCATTCTGCGTTCGGATATTGATAGGCAGTTACTTCATCGTAGTAGCGATGAAGTAGTTCGCGTGTGTTCAAAATATTTGACACAGTGTCACTGATGATTTGCCCGATAGTGTTCGTATTCAAGAAAGACAGTTTTAGTTCGTAGTCTTGAGCAGTTTTGTACAGAACACCATCCTGAGCAAAGATGTTTGTACTTGAATATTTCCCGCTGCTATCGTTTACATCAATGAATCTGCTTACCCCACTACTTGATCTGTTAACTGCTTTTACTTTAGATATATTAGCATAGTTTGTGTATGGTACAATATTGTAATCCTCACCCGTGACCATTCTACCTTGAGTGTAGTATTGTTGTGGCGCTTTTTGCCTAATCTCTTCAGATGTTTCGCTAGCAGTAGCATTAGACACGGTGTAGTTCAATGATGCGAAGATCGACAAGGTCTCGACATTTCCAGCTCGTGACACATAGGGAATCGAGAATGAAGTATTTTGAATGTCAGTTGGTAAAATTTTGTATGCCTGGGCGTTCCCTGTTCTAAAATACAATCTAAAGTTTCCAACAGGTATATTCGAAAATGCTCCATCTCCAAACACTAAGTCAATGTTATCGTTAACAGTAGTATTGATTTGGAATAGATTTTTATCTACGGATTTGTTATATATTACATTGATGCCAGCAACCGTTGGTACAGGTGTCCATTTAACATCAACTGCACCATTTACATCTAATGAGTATAGCCATACATCTGAGTTGTTGATTCCATTATACCCAACTGTTAATACACGGTTAGCCAAAGATTCTTCAAGGTTGAAATCTAGTGTGCTCAATGCTCCTTGCTTAAAATATAGGAAGAATCCAGTGTTTATGCTACCGTTGCCTTGGTTATCGTTGCGATATAACAGATTAAATCTGTTATTTGCTATAGGTGGTACTTCATAAATGTATTGCTGCCCAACGGAGGTGACACTGACGATCTCAAATGGTGTTTGAGCTCCATTGACAATGGCGTTAAACGCGAATGTTGGCTGAGTATTTGTTGTTAAGTTAACGGTATATTCAGAATTCATTATTCCATTGATTAACTGTGAATTCCCTGATTTACCAATGGTTTGATTATCTATTAGAGCAGCGTTAATAATGATCGTAAACTGCTCTAACCAGTTGTTATTTGTAGTGTCGTTCCAAGTGATAGGAAGCCCAGTAATACTTACTCCAGTGGAATCAGTTAACTTTTCGCTAGTAGCAATGGATTCAATCTTAAGAAATCCTGACGCAGGTATGCTTCGTTTCGGACTGTAGTTAATCAGTCTAGCCAGTTTCAAAATACTGTCACGACGTTCTGCCGTGTCAATGAAACTCTCCCTTGCGTTTAAGTCTGATCTGAATGCTAAACTTTGCCCCAAAAATGCTATCAAATCAATCAGCGCAATGTATTCACTTGATTCAATGAAATCGTTAAAATCCTCTGGATAATACAGTTTCAAATAGTCGATCATACTCTTGCGCAGAGTCTCGAAATCGTAAGATTGAAAATCTGCTTCGCGGAAGGTCTGGTATATTTTTTTCCAATCCTCTGCGGCTAATAAACTGTGCTGACGTGATGATGAAGACATCGCTTTGATCCTTGACTATGATATAGTATTTATCGTCGCGATA